GAAAAAGAAAGACGAAGAGAAGCGTAAAAAAAAGAAATACGACAAAATGAAATTAGTTGAGTTCGTGCTTAACGAGAACGATGCAGATGTTGGTGTCTTTGCTATTAGCTTAGTGGAAGACCCTGCGATAGAAGAAAACTTTATGTATTTCTCTAAATCTGGCAAGCCACAAAAGTTTGCAACACTAAGCGATGAGAAACGCATTGTCATGGGTGCAGTAATGATTCCTGACATGCCTATATTAAGAGTTGATGCAGAGGGCGAAAAGTACAACTGCTTCTTTAGTAAGGAAACAATACGCAGAGTTGAGGAGCTTTACATGATTAATAGCAAACATCAATCAGCAACTTTAGGACATGAGAGAGCAGTAAACGGAGTTACCACAATCGAAACTTGGATTGTTGAAGATTCAAAGATTGACAAGTCTGCATTGCATGGGTTCAATTATCCTGTTGGAACTTGGGTTGCCTGTATGAAGATTGAGAACGAAGATGTTTGGAGCAACTATATAAAAGAGGGCGAGGTTAAAGGTTTTTCTATTGAAGGCTACTTTGACACAAAAGAGTCTGAGGGAATTAAAATGGAGAAAGAAGATGTATTAAGTAAGCTCAGACAAATCATCAAGGATAGTGAAAATAAAACAAAGAAAAAATAAACCTATTTAATAGAATAGAAACAAACCCTAGAAAATGGAAGCATTAGACAAAATCAAAGAAATTTTAGGTATGGTAGAAGTGGTAAGCGAAAACGAACCTACTCCTGCTGAATTATCTGAAGCAAAAGAACATTTAAAATTCGAGGAGGCAACTCTTGAAGATGGTACTATAATTAGTGCTGATTCATTTGATATTGGTAACGAGGTGTTTATCGTTGTAGAAGATGAACGTCAACCAATGCCTGTTGGAGAATATGTTTTTGCTGATGGTACTTTGCTAGTAGTAGAGGAAGAGGGAATTATTGCTCGTATCGGAATACCTGAAGAAGAGGTTGTTGAGGAAGTTGTTGAGGATTCAAAAACTGAAGAACTTAGCGAAACTAACACCGAAACAAAAGACGCATTAGTGCAAGCAATCGGAGTGCTAGAGAATTTAGTACAAGAGTTTGCAAGCATTAAAGAAGAGTTCAATACTTTGAAAACTGCAAAAGAAGAGGCAGTTGCTAAAGTTGAGGAGTTCGAAAAAGTAGGCGAGGGAATAACACCAAGTCCAGAAGGAAAGACATCAGAAACTAAATCAATGGTTGAGTTTTCTAAGTTAAGCCCACAAGAAAGAGTTCAATATTTAATTAATAAAAACCAAAATATTTAAGAAATGGCAGATTCGTATACTAAACTGTACGCAGGTAAAGCGGCAGCAGGGTTTATGTCAGCATCTCTACTAAGTGGAGAGACATTAGCAAAAGGTTACTTAACTGTGTTACCAAACGTAGCATTCAAAGTAAACCTAAACAATTTTAATTTAGATGCAGCAGCAGTTAGAAATGCAACTTGTGATTTTACAAGTTCAGGAGATGTTACTTACGTTGAGAAAGCTCTTGCTCCAAAGCGTTTACAAGTAAACAGAGCATTGTGTAAAAACGATTGGCTTTCAACTTGGGCAGGTGCAAACATGAGAGCAGGTCTGGATGGTACTTTACAATCTGACTTCGCTACTTACTTAATCTCTTATGCAGGTTCTTTAGTAGGGCAGCAAGTTGAGAAGTCAATTTGGGCAGGTGCAGCAAGTACAAATGGAGAGTTTGATGGATTTGAAACATTACTTGCAGCAGATGCAGCAGTTGTAGATGTAGTAAAAACTACATTGAATGCAGGAAACATTATTGCTCAAATCGGAAGAGTTCGAGATGCAATACCTAACGCAGTTTACGGACAGGATGACTTATGTATCTTTATGGGTACGGCAGCATTTAAATTCTATATCTCAGCTCAAGCAGCTTTAGGTTACTTAAACCAATATCACGCAGGAGTAACAGATGCAAACTTTGAGGGTATTCCAATTAAGTGGTGTCCAGGTATGTCTGCTGACAAAATGGTTGCAGGTCGTAAATCTAACATGTTCTTTGCAACTGACTTAGAGGGAGATTTGACTGAGGTTAAGCTATTAGACCAAACAATGGTTGATGGTTCAGATAATGTTAATCTAGTAATGAAGTTCAATGCAGGTGTTGGTTACTCAACAGGTGCAGACATCGTTCTTTACGCATAAATCGTTAAGGTATGGCATGTTTATTAACAAATGGTAGAGGCTTAGAGTGTAGAGAAGCAGTAGGTGGTTTAAGAAACGTCTACTTTGCTAATCATAATACATTAGGAGCTTACACAGTTGACGCAGATGGACAGTTAACTGCCGTTGCAGGTACAACAAATGTTTTCAAATATGCTTTAAACCCACAAAGCTCTGAATATACTGAAACTATAACTGTGTCTGAGGATAACGGTACAGTATTTTATGAGCAAGTAACTACATTAATGTTGCCAAATTTAAGCAAAGAAGCTCTCAAGGCTCTTCGTTTATTAACGGCAGGTCGATTCCAAATCTTTACAGAGGATAACAATGTAAATGAAGCGAATGGATTTGGGCAATGTTATTTAGTAGGTGCTTACAATGGTGCTACTGTTACAGGTGGTAGCGTTGCATTGGGGAAAGCTCTTGGCGATATGAGTGGCTATACATTGACGATAACATCAAGAGAGCGTAAATCTGCTCTTTTTGTTGAACCAGGAACAACAACCATATTTGATGGTTTAGGTTCTACACTAACAGTTGTAGATTCATAGATCTGGTACATAATATTAGAACCCTTGCAGAGATGTGAGGGTTTTTTTTGCTCTATACTAAAACAAAACAGGTAGTTTACTATTTATTAATATACTTAAAAAACAAGATTATGCCACAGAATACAATAGTAAGACAAGCAGCAACTGCTTTAGCAGTAACTCCAAGTGATGGTACACCGATTACAGGTGCATCTTTTAACTCTCCTGCTGCATTATTTGTAGGTACAGGGGGAGATATAAATGTTATCACTTTAGGTGGCTCTACTGTCTTATTAAAGAACATAGCAAACGGAACATTTTTACCTGTTCAAGTTACACATGTAAAAGCAACAGGCACAGATGCAACTGATATTGTAGCTTTATTTTAAATAGAGCTTTATGTTAGTAAACATTATACAAAATACAATAAGCAGTTTCCGTAGTGCATTAGCATCTGCATCTGTTATCACAACCAATCTAAAGATGTGGCTTGGATTTGAAACGAGCGAAACATTAGGTACGGAGTTAGTTAGTAATGGAGATTTTTCTGATGGTACGACAGGTTGGCAAGGTTCTGATGCTGCTGCAAATATTAGTATTTCCAATAATAGACTTCGTTTGACAAATGGAGATGCTAGTGCGGCAGGTGTAGTAAATTCTACTACTACAAAAATTAGTTTTAAAAATGGTTCAAACTATGAAATTTCGTACGAAAGTTATCAAGGTACATCAACAAATAAAAATTCACAATTATTTTTAGGAACAACACAAAGCGGAGGTTCATCTGCTGATAAACTCGTTGGAGAAGTTTTCACAACTGATGGTATTCATAAGCAAAATTTTACATCAACAAGTAACCAAGAACTTTTTTTAACTATTAAAAATGGTATTACAACTTCGGGTGTTTATATGGAGTTTGATAATATCTCCGTAAAAGAACTAAGCCAAATCACACCTGACAAATCTGGCAACAATAATGTAGGAGAGTTGTTTACAGGTAAGGCTATTGAGTTTAATGGTACTAATAATTATGTTGATATAAGTGGTTTTTCTATGAGTGGCAATGTATCTACATTTGCATTTTGGATAAATTCAAATGATACTTTAGGTAGAATTATTGATATAAATCCAAATAGATTTATTATATCATTTAACAACAATCAATTATCATTGTATGATGGAAGTTGGAAGAATTTTGGAACAATAAGCACAAATGTATGGAATAGATGTGTTATTGTAACAAATAGTACAAGTGCAAAATGTTATGTTAATGGTGTTCAATTAGGTGTTGAAAAAACTATTTCTGCCCTTAGAATAAATAGTGCTACTAATGCTATAATTGGAGCACAATATCAAACTGTCAGCACATTTTTTGACGGAGAAATGTCTGACTTCCAAATATATAATGCAGCTTGGACACAAGACGATATAACATTCGATTACGCAAACCCAAATAAACTTGCAATAGATAACCCTAGTACGTCTTTAAACGTTACAAACTTAAAAGCATATTGGGCGATGAGTGAGGGTGCAGGCTCTTTAGCTTATAATAGTGCTGTTGCATTAGGAAATGATGCGGTTGTTGATGGAGATTTTCCTTTACCAAATGTTAATTGGACGATAGGAAATGGTACAGAAATAACTGCAAGTGGTGCGAGGGTAAATAATACAGTTACAGGTGGGATTGCTTTTGTTAAGCAATTTCTTAATAATACTCCATTTGGTAAGACATTTGTTCTTACTTATGATGTTGTTAGTACAAATGGAAATTTACTAGTTTTACAACAAGCATCTGATTTAGATTTAGATACAGCAACCATAGGTACAAACAAAAAATTTACGTTTTCTTGGGACAGACCAATAGATGAACTTACAATAAAAAGAAAAGGAGGACAAGTTGGTGCAACAGATGTTACAATAGACAATGTTGCTCTTCAAGAAATAAGTGTAGGTGTTATAAATGGAGCTACATACGAACCTGCTCAACCAAGAATACCACAACTAGGTATGATGAATTGGGCAAAGAGTACACCTGTGGCAGATGAGATTACATTAATACCTAACCCAAACAACACAACACAGGACATCTTCGGTAACGCAGTTCGAGATAGATTGAACTCGTTTAATTTAGACGGAAGTGGGTACTCAAGTGTTGCTAATAATAGTAGTATAAAACCAACAAGTGCTTTAAGTATTGAATGTTGGGTTAAAACACCTGATGTAAGTTTGGCATCAAAATATATATCTGATGCTGATGTAGGTGCAACAAGGTTCTTCTTAATGCAAGTAGGCTCTAAAGCAAGGTTTAAAATTGCTACAACTGAAATTGATAGTGCAACTAATTTAACTAATAACAGTTGGCATTATATAGCAGGTACTTGGGATGGTACTACTATGACTTTGTACGTAGATGAAGATACACCTGTAACAATAGCTAAATCAGGTGCAATAACATACGATACTGATAATTTATTTATTGGTTCAAGATTAGGAACAGGAGAGTATTTCGATGGTTTAATAAGCGATGTAAGACTTTACGACAGAGCATTATCAGCAACCGAAATAGAAAACAATTATAACGCAGGTTTATCTGCACATACAAATTAATTATGAGAGGAAACGTTTATTTATCTCTTGATACAAAGACTTTTAAAGGATTGATTCCAGAAGAGTTAATGAAAACCTACGGAATACCACAATATAACGAGGAGGGGATTCAAAATGGTGTCATTAAACCAACCTTTGAAGAGCTTGGAAAGTACAATCGTAGAAAGTTTGGTGCTAACCCTGTTGTAAAAATTGGTAAGGCTAAATTTCATATAATTGAACTTGAAGCAAGTTGGGTCAGTGGAGAGCTTTCTGCTTTGCTTGATTTAGGTAAGGGAAAGGAATATCCAAACAACTGCTTAATGACAAGAACGGAAGCAGCTAAATTTATTAGAGATAACTCAGACGATTCAATAATATGATATATTTTGATAAACTTAAAGTCAAGAGTAAAACTGTTTACAAGATTACGCATGTAGATGGAGACTTTATTGCTATTACAAAATATTTTGACATGCACAAAGATGCAGAGCAGTTTGCTGATTGGTATGCTAAAAAAAGAGGTTGTGAGGTTCACAAATCTTTCAAAGTAAAAAAGAAAAAATAAATGGAGCATTGGCTACAAAGTGTTGCGGTAAATAAATTGTCTTTGAACATTTACAATCAATGTGTAGATGCTGAGGGTAATTACTTTTTGATTGGTGTAATAGACGACCAAACAAGAGTTGCAACATACGGAGCATTTTCTCCTGTTGCCAAATCACAAAGAGCAATAAGATTTGATGTACCAACAAACGCAGTTCCATTTAATGCATTAAAGACAAACTCATTTTACAATGTAGTTGTATATGAGCAAACGAATGATACAAATACAAGCCCAACAGATGCCGTTGTACTTGGTTTACGATGGGAGGGTACAATGATAATAGATGCAGATAGTGAGGTTACATTTACTGAGTATGCAAACCCAACTGCAAGAAATTACGTTTACTATAACACAGAAGATTAAGCAGCATGATAAATTTAGTAAAAATGTCATCTTATACTACTCCAAAGATTGAGGAGAACCCTGCAAGGGAGTGGGTAGAATATGGGCGAGATAACAACTACTATCAATTCCTAATAGATAGGTTTAATGGTAGTGCAGTTAATAATGCTATTATTACAGGTATAGGAGAGATGATTTACGGTCAAGGTCTTGACGCAACGGATGCAAATAAAAGACCATTAGACTATGCTAAAATGAAGCTCATTTTTAGAGATGAAGATATACGAAAAGTGTCTTTGGATTTAAAGTTACTAGGTCAAGCTGCGTTCAATGTAGTTTGGAACAAGGGCAAGACTGAAATTAAGAAAGCAAAGCACATTCCAATACAGAACTTAAGACCAGAAAAGGCAGTTGATGGAAAGATACAAGCATATTACTACTCAGATGATTGGTTGCAGTTCAGAAAAGACAAGTTTAAGCCTATTAGAATAGATGCTTTTGATGGGAAGCGTAAGTCAAGCGATAGCCAAATCATGGTTATACACCCTTACTCTCCAGGCTTCTTTTACTTTTCTCCTGTTGATTATCAAGGTTCTTTACAATGGAGTGAGATAGATGAAGAGATAGGAAACTATCATTTGACAAACATTCAGCAGGGGTTTGCTCCTAGCATGATGGTAAACTTCAACAATGGTACACCTACAAAAGAGGAACAAGATGCTATTGAGAGAAAGATTACGCAAAAGTTTACAAGCACAAGTGGTAAGAAGTTTGTTTTATCGTTTAACGATAATCAACAACAGGCTACAACGATAGACCAAATACCTATCTCGGAAGCAGCAGAGCAATATAAGTTCTTATCTGAGGAATGCACAAAGAAGATTTTAGTTGGGCATAGAGTTACATCTCCTATGTTGTTTGGTATTAAAGACAAGACAGGTTTAGGTAACAATGCAGAGGAGATAAAAGTTGCATCTCAGCTATTTGACAATACAGTTATAAAGCCAAAGCAAAACATAATCATTGATGCGATTGATGAGGTGCTTGCAGTTAATGGTATTCACTTAGATGTTTACTTTAAGACATTGCAACCGATTGAATTTGCAGATGACATTGAAGACTTAGACAAGGAAACAAAAGAAAAGGAAACAGGTGTCAAGATGAGTGCTTGTAAGCATGACGATAGACCATTCCTTGACGATGCTAAATCTGAAAGATTACTCGAAGAGCTTAATATTTACGGAGAGGTAAACGATGAGGAGGAATACGAGTTGATGAGTGAGGAGTTAGTCGACACAACAAACCCTGATTTTCACAAAGAGTTTGAGGGTTTTGATAGACAACCAAATGATTCCGATGCAAAGGCAGGAGAAAAGTCTAAATGGGGAGATAAGGGTTTGTACAAGGTAAGGTATGCATATGCAAAGACTACAACTAAACAAGCTAAAAACCCAAGCAGACCATTTTGTACTGAGATGATAATGATGGCTAATTCTGGCATTGAGTTTAGATACGAGGATATTAAAAAAATGGGTAGAGCAGGAGTAAATGGGCAGTTTGCACCTAAAGGCTCTAGTACATACGATTTATTCACTTGGAAAGGTGGGGTTTATTGCTATCATGGTTGGATGAGAAGAATCTACTTTAGAAAGCAAGTAAAAGGTAAGTTCTTACCAAACAAAGGTCTTGACAATGAGAAGCGAGTTGGTAACAATCCTTATGTTAAGCAGAAAGGAACGGAAGCAGTTGCACCGATAACAACACCAAATAGAGGAAGTTTAAAAAATAGATAATGGCAACAGTTTTATTCATATCACAGGACAGGTTGAAAACTTCAACTGCTCTAAATTATAACATAGATACGGAGTATTTACTCCCATTTGTTAAGATTGCACAAGACAAACATTTACAAGCTATCTTAGGAACGAAGTTATATGAGAAGTTGGAAAATGATATAGTAGGAGTTGATGATGCATCGTTATCAGGTGCTTATATGACTTTAGTTGATGACTATATACAAGATGCTTTAGTTCATTATGCTATTGTGGAAGCATTACCATTTATTTCTTATAAGATTGCAAACGGTTCGATTACTCAAAAGAATAGTGAGAACGGAACTGCTGCAACTAAGAACGATGTTGATTGGTTGATACGTAAGCAAATGGATTCAGCAGAATTTTATGGGCAGAGAATTATAGACTATTTGATTTATAATACAAGCTCTTTTCCTGAGTATTCTTCAAACTCAAATGCAGATATAGACCCAATAGGTAACGCATATAATCCTGGCATCAAAATAGATTAATGGGGTACAAGCCAAAGAAAACGAATATCAAAAAGCTAAAGACGTATTTGGCTAAAATTAAAATCAATGAACGAAAAAATTGATACAGTCATATTTAATGGAATTAACTTTGGTGCATTAGGTGTTACATTTATTGGAGTTGAGCAAGTTTTAACTATCTTAGTTCTTATAAGTGCATTGTTGTATAACATTAAGAAATTATCAAGAGATGAATCCTAGATTTTTTATAAAGGAAGAGTTTACATGCGATGGAAAGAATTGCTTTGATAAGATTAATAAAAAGTCTTTAGAGCGTTTAGATTTGGCAAGAGAGTTTGCTGATGTACCTTTTACAATAACAAGCTCTTGGAGAAGCAAATCACATAATATGGAAGTAGGAGGAAAGCCAAAATCAGCACATTTACGAGGAACTGCATTTGATATTTCTTGCATGAGTTCATATCAAAGAATGCAAATAGTGAGAGGCTTGCTTGATGCAGGATTTACTCGCATTGGTATAGCTAAATCTTTTATTCATGCTGATGATGACGCAGAGTCTCCTCAACAAGTAATGTGGTTGTACTGATGAGTTGGGAATTATCTTTAGGATTTTACACAGGAATACTCTTGGGAGTTTACACCAAGCGTTACGATGATGGGATTGCCCATTATTTATATTTACCTTTTTGTTTCATTTGTTTAGACTTTTATTATGATTGATTTTATTGCCCAAAATTGGGGAGAGCTTACAATAGGCTTAATGGCTTTTATTAAGGTTGTTGTTAACATTACACCAACGGAGAAAGACAATGCTGTATTCGGTCGCTTAGACACCTTTATTAACTTGTTTGTATACGATAAGATTAAATGAGTTCTTTAACTACAACTTTAATTTTATCAATACCTGTTTGTTTGTTTTATTATTTAAAATGGCTTTATAAAGATGAGAGCAATAGCGAAAGCAGTCGGAAAAATTAGTGAAGTCTTCCAAGAGGGACAACGTCAAAAGAAGTGGAGTGCAAAGCGTTCAGTAAGTGGAGTGCTAGTTACGGCAGCAGTTTCAGACATGGCAGCAAATGGATTAACGGAGCTTAACGTCATGTTAAGTTTTATTGCTATCTTGCCACTATGTTTCACTGTATTCTCT